GCATTCAGCCATTCGCGGGGGCAGCGGCCTTCTGCAACGTCCTGCTTGAGTTTGTCGACCCACTCATCGGCTTTGCGCTCGATGCAGTCCTTGGAGCCCATAGGGGTGATCAGAGCGTAGTGAACATCGCGGCCAACGTAGTGACCGGCTTCAATCGACGCTTGACGGTCTTCCTCAGCCCGGACTTGAAACCGGACAAATGGAGGTCGTTCTTGGAGTTTTTGTACCATTATCTAACTCCCACAGTTAGTTGAACGAACCCTCCCACCAAAAAACCCCAGGGCCGAAGCCCTGAGGAACACCGTGGGAGGTGGAAGGTGTATTACAACGGACTGGTGGTCTTGCGAACCCAACCATAGTCGCCAGCAGCGAAAGCCGTGTCGGCGGTGTAATTGCCGGCAGTAGCGTTCACCGCGAAGGCGCCCGTGACGGTGCAGGTAGCTGCAGCGGCGATAGCATTTGCGGCAGGGCCGACGTAGACATAAGTGCGGTTGTCGCGGGCCAGCATCGGAGTGCCGACGGCAAACTCCGGGATTGCAGTACGGCGCTCAGTATTAGCACCAACCAGAGGGATGACAGCGATAGTCATTTTAGATCTCCTGAAAAAGTTTCACAGGGGGATTACCGGATAGTAATCCCCCGACGTTACTTATGCCTTCTGCACACCCTGCAGCGAACGGTTCGAGCAGACGAGATTCCCCATCCACAGGACCGGCACAACGGCGGCGTCCTGATTGTAGGGCTTCATCTCGTCCATGACGGTCATGTCCGCATCCTTGTGAACCACGATTTCGAGGTAATCGGTGTTCAGGAAGTAGGCGTGGTTAGCCGGGATACCGGAACCACCGTCGAAAATCACATCCGCGCCCTTGTACTTCAGGCTGACGAAGCCGGCGTTGGCCTTGGTTTCGTCGGTGTAACGCTTGATGGAGGTCTGGGACTGCTCGAAGAACGTGAAGTAGTTGTTGTCCATCACGATCAGATCGGGCTGATCATCACCGCGAACGAGGCTGAGCCACAGGGGCAGCATCAGGGATTCCATCGTGGTAGCGTCAGGAACGATCGCACCACCGCCCTGAATCGGAGCAGCCGCGGACTGCACCTTGTTCTTCCAGAACGTCCAGGTGGAGGAGTCGATGCCACCGACAGTACCCGTACCGGCGTCAGCCACGAGAGCCTGCAGACCGTTGACCTGGTTCGCCAGCGTACCGTCGGAGTAAATGTCGGCGGAGAAGTTGTTCTTGAAGGTGCGGATAGCGTTCTTCAAGCGCGACTTGACGAGGTTGATGATGCGGGAATCGCCGCTGTTGGTGCGGAGTTCCAGGCCGCTGGCCACAACGTTGATTGCGATTTGGCGCCACTGATATTCCGCTGCGCTGATCACATCGGAAGCACCCACGTTCAGCACATCGTAACCGCTGTAGCGCTGGTAAGTGTTGTTCTCGGCGTAGTCGAGAGGAGCGACGATGGTCAGACCACCATCTTCACGACGCACATTGCCCTTGTCGTAGATACGACGAAGCAGGGCGTTGTTTTTGGACACGTTGTCCTTGATTTCTTTGGCATGCTTGCGGAAGGTCGTGGAGACCAGTTCCGTGAACACGGTATTGGGAGACGGCATGATTGAAAACTCCTATGAAGGTTCGATTTATGCTCGGGACTTAATCGTCGCCAGAGCCGCATTAAGCGTGTCGTCGATACTTCCAAGGGGAGCCGTTCCGCTCGCCGCTTTCGCACTCGATTTCACATTCGCACCAGTTGCCTTGCGGGCCTGTTTTACTTTCTCGGCGGCTTCCGCTTTTGCTTTGGCTTCAGCATCCGCCGTCAAGCGGGCTTGTTCCTTAGCGCGGGTGATCGGGTTAGCCCAGATCGCCTTCTCGTAAGCATCTTTCAGGTCCTTCGCAGCGCCACTTCGCAAAAGCCCGGCAATGTCATTTGCCACTTCGTCGAAGTACTGGTGCGCCGGGTCGGAGGCGAAGGTGTCGATTTCGGCTTGCAGTTTGCTGCGGGCCTGTTCGGCTTCCTGTTGCTCCCGACCATTCAAACGTGATTGTAGGTCAGCTAACTGTTTTTGCAAGCCTGAGACTTGCGGGTCGATGTACGGGGCTTCGGTGCCGAGGTCAACGCCGTATTCCTTAGCGAGGTGCTGGAAGAATTGCTGCTTTTGCTCGGGGGTGCCAGTGGCAAGAGCAACGTGTGCGCGCATGAGACCAGAAACTTGCTGCATCGGATCGACGCCCTGTGCCTGGAAGATTTGCATGTAGGGTTGCACGACACCCTTGAGAGCCTTGCCAATAGAAGCGTCGGCTTTGTAACCTTCAAGCCCTTTGAAAATATCCTCTTCACGCTTCAAGACTTCCTGCTGGACCTCCGGCGGGAGCGTTGCGAACTTCGCCGCGGCCTCGGGACGCCAGGTTTTCGGGGCTTGGAGTCCGGTTGCGGCAGGAGTACCTGTCTCGCCTTCCGTCGCCGGCGGAGTACCCGCAGCAGCAGGATCAGTTGCAGCAGTACCGTCACCAGTACCAGCGCCATCATCCAGGTTAACGTCGTCAGTTCCGCTGCCATTGTCATCCCCTCCCTTCGAACTGCCAAACAAGTCAGCAGAAATAGACTCACCGGCAGCGGACAAGTCCAGGCCACCATCACCACCGGCTGCACCGGCGCCATTGTTGTCAAGATCTTCAATACCCACGGTATTCTCCTTTACTGTCGTTCCACAGTGGCTGTTACGCCGGACTGCATTTCGCTGGCAAGTTTTTCAAGTTTCTGCGGGGGCAGGCCAGCTACCAACTGCTCCGCAGTTTGCTCGATCTGACGATCGAATTCGGCTTCAGCCGCCGCGCGATTACGGCGAGCTGCTTCGGTTTCCCCCGGCTCCAGCACCCGGCAGCCATGGCGACGAAGGTTCTCTTCATGCGCACGGCGACCTTCGATCCACTGGCCCGTGACCGGGCAGTTGTATCCGGCGTAGTCCCCACGAACGACAGGCGCGCAAAGTTGCTTCGTAGCCACGGTTCCGCAGTCACAAGTCTGCGGATCATCGTAGTTCGCGAGCTTGAGGAATCGGTCAAAGGCCCGCTGGCAGGCGGGGCACTTGTAAGAATAGACTGGCATGATAATCTCCCACGGATTACGATTGAGTAATGCCGGCGGGTTTCGGTTGCACTGGCATTGTCATCTTCAGCCTCAACTCTTGCAGTTTAACAGCATGTTGAGCTGCCGCCAACTCACCCTTCCGGCGAATTTCCTCGAGCTTAGCAGCTGCCTCAGCTTCTTTAACTTGCTTGTCGATCGCAAGCATTTCCATTTTGACCTTTTGCTCAGCCTGTGCGGCTTCAAGATCAACTTTAGCTTTCGCATCAGTACTATTTCCCTGTGGTTGTGGGGCCTGCATCTTTTTCAAGTCGTCTTCGACCTCCGGCCCGAAACGGTAGCGCCGCGTCACAGCCAGGAGAATGGACTTCGCAGCGTCAAACGGCAAGACACCTTGCTGGACGAGTGGAGCTGCCCCGTTCATGAACTGTGCGATAGCGTTAAGAAACTCTCCCATGTTCTGTTTGTCTTCAGTCGCCTCAGCATCGACAGTCGAGTTCGTTTCAACATCAATGCGGTAGTTTCGCTGGAGGTCGTTCGCAAGCAACCCCATAATGTCTTCCCAAGTCGGGAGTTGGGCCATTGCGAGGAGCTGCTGCGGAGGTTGCGCTGGTGGTTGGCCTGGGACTTGCTGGGCTTGCGCCTGTTGAAGCAGCATCTGTGCTTGCTGTTTTTGCTCTCCGGTCGGGAACTGCAGGCCCGTCATCTGTGAAATTGTTTGCTGAGAGAACTTCGTCATGGCAATCTCACCCATGATCCGCAGACAATCCCGAACGTACTTCGACACATGCTTTTGCAGCTTCTTCAACCGCAGTGTACCCCACTGGTTTTTGATGTTCTGAGCCGTGGCGGTTTCCGATGCCACGCTTGCCCCACGAAGGATATCGCTGATACCAGTAATCTCATAGATCACCTGCTTGACTTGCTGACGCTGCACGTAAAGTTGTTGCAACACAGCAACAAGCTTTTCGAGTGGCATCAGCCAGATAGCCTTTTCCAGGGTCTGGCCTTGCTGCATTGCGGCCACGTTTTCGGCAGGGATGAGAACGTTGTCGTCCGCCGACAGGACCTTGTCAAGGCCTTCGAGCGTGGAGTCGTAAAAACCACGGACTTTGAGCGCCTGGACAATCTTGTTGATGCGGACTGTAACGCGGTTGAGTTCCTTCGCCTGTTCCTCATACATCGTGTAAAGGGGAACGGGGACCAGCGAGCTGATTTTCGGGAACAACATCAGTGGCTGTGGCATGGGGAAGAATCCGGAGAGTTCCAGTGGGTCTTCCACCGACTTCACGAAACCTTGCGGATAACTCGGCGCCAGGAACCGGACCATCTTGGTTTCCTTGTCCCAGATTTCGAAGACATGCGCGAGGGTCACGCCTTCAGCGTCGCGGAGCTTGTCGTCATCGCGATCACCATCGTCAGATTCGTTCGCAGTTTCCTTGCCACTGATGTTCAGCGGGATGCGGTGGCCGATTTCCTCGCCGAAGTTCTTGACAAGTTCATCGCGGGTCATGAAGTGCTCGAAGGCAACCCACGGCACGTCTTTCCACTGTTTCGCATAGCCATGCAGGAACCGATCCCAAGGCACACTTTCCCCGCAGACTGTTTCGTATTCGACTTGCTCAGCCGGTTCGGGGTGGATTTCCCCCGCCACAGCCTCAACCGCACCTTCACCAGTCTCGTCTTCCTGACCTTCGGTTGGGTTGTTCGGTTCAGGCTGTTCGGCAAACGAGGCATCGTACTTGAAGCGGGTCACGCCCTGTCCGGGTACGAGAGCCTCCAGCACCGCTTGCGACATGAGGTCATCGAAGGGTGTATAGGCGCCGAGTTCGTTATCGATCAGGAATTCGAGACTACGCCGCGCGACGTCCGAAGCCACCTTACCAAGCGGATCATCATCCTTGAAACGGCGCTGCACGACCGGCCGTGGTAAGTTGTTGTAAAGTGCCGGTGCAAGGGTCTCGGTGTTGCTGTAGAGGATGTTGAAGGGAGATTCCGCCGCCTTCCCACCTTCGTAGAGCTTGACCACCCGCGAGGCGTCTTTGCGGTAGTCCTTCAGCCGTTTCCGGGCGGAATCCAGCTCCGTGAGCCAGGATTGCACTTTCGGGTCGGCTTGCGCTGTTTCCACCGTTCCCATCAGGTTTTTCGTCGTATCCATAGTGTCCTTTGAGCGTCAGATTTCGGCTGCTTCCACGCGACGCTGGCGCTGCCGCTCGATAAGTTCGTTGATAGTGTACTGACCAGGAAGTTTTGGCAAGCCCGAGCCTTGCGGCGGGGCAGCTTTCGGGACCCAAGGGCGGGACATGACAGCATAACGGGTTTCGTCGGCTGCATGATCCTCAGCCTCGGTGTCCAGGTCCTCAGGGTCTGTTTCGTCGTGCTGGAGGGTCGGGAGGGTTCGGATGGTGTCCTCGCAGCAGTCGCAGAAGTACAGCATCGGCATGCCCCCGCTACCGACCAGCCGTTGCCGGACCTGTTCCCACCCCGCCTTGCGCTTGTTGTCAGCCCGACGCCAGGAGCACTTGTGAATCGCCATCGTTTCCCCGATGGAAGGTCCCCCGTCCCGGATGAAGATCGCGGGGTCAGCTACACCGTAGCGAATCCGCTCACCCTTTTCGCGTTCGACAATACCTTGTGCGACGAGATCGGCGGTCATCTTCAAACCCTTGTTCGGTCCAGTCGATCCGTACCATTCACGGTACTTGACCATAGCTCCTTTCGGCAGCGTACGTTCGCCGATCTTGTACTCTTTGTCCAGCACGGCATACCAGCCAACGCTGAAGGGCTTCGCCGACCCCCAGTCGAATCCGCGGAAGAACAGCATCCCAGGATTGCGGAGGGCGAGAAACTCGTTTGTCGGCAGGACATGAACATACTCGTCCCACTCATCGAAGAACGCTCCATCGACAATGTCCCAGTTCCCTTCCAGCCATGCCTTGACCAGGGCTTCGGAACCGGACTGGCGAAGCCGAAGAATGTACGTCGGGTCATTCCGCATCAGGAGTTGATTATCCCCGATCTTCGAGGGGATGAACACCCGCGACAGGGAAACCATTTGCTTAACCCCGTCAACTTCAATCTCCATTTCCTCCGAGATTACCTGATAACCTCGCGGGTTGGGGTCAATGTAACGCTTTTTGACCCAGTTATGGCCAGCACCGCCAGGGTTGCCGGTAAGGCGCATGCCCACAGGAACGCCAGAGCCAGAACGCAGCGTGGCGCGGAGTTTATCAATCGGAGCTGGCGATGGAAAGTTAGTGACCTCTTCAACATATACCCTCGTGTAGTTGTGGCCTTGGTATTCCTCGGCATCGGAGTCCCTTTCGAGGTAGGCGAATTTCAGGCGAGCGCCGTTCGCCATTGTCCAGGTTTTCTGCTGCTCGTTGTACTTCGCCCCGAGCTTGGGGAAAATCTGTTTCGTTCGTGCGATGACTTCAGCAAGCTGAACGAGCTTGCGGCGAAAGAAGATACCAATGGCGGCTTCACCGTAGAGCGACGAGTGCTGCAGCCAATCCCCGATGGAGGACTCGGTTTTCCCGCCTCCCCGCGCACCGCCATAAAACACCTCGAAGATCGGGCACTCGAGCAGCGCGGTTTGCGGCCCCGGCTGGGGGGACCAGAGGACGGTTTGCTCGGCCTCAACCTGGAACATGTACTACCTCTGCGTCCAGGATTTCCCCCGGTACGGGGGTGGAACTGGTAAAAGCAGGGGGGAGGGTCTGCGGAGCGCCCCCCGGTACACCTGGCCCGTGCGCAGCTGCCCATTCTTCAGCGCTCGCGGCTTTCGGCGGGAGGGCGACAACGAAGTTCTGCTGGACGTTGAGATTCTGCTGCCGCGCGCCGTAGCCAAGTGCCTTGGAGGTGATTTCCAGTGCCTTCAGCGCGGTGTCGGGGTTCTGGGTCACAGAGAGTTTGTCAAGCACAACGTCCAGGCTCTTCGAGGCAAGTGCGCGCAGCTTTTCGTCAATCGACAGCACGAGCTGCGGGTCCACGACCTCCATCTTTCGCGCCGCCAGCCGGGCTTGAAACGCATCCGAGTTCATCACCCGCGAGAGCCACCCCTGGGTGTACCCGAACTGCGCCGCGAGCTGTCCTTGCGAGACCGCTGGATTCGCGATAATCATGTCAATCAGCGCGTCGTGGGTGTATTTCACCCGCTGGATCGCTCCAGCCGCACTTTCCGTTCCCATCAGTGGTTCAGCCATTTTCAGTCCCCTTTGCGTGTGCGGAGATCAGTTAATCATGCGTGGGATTGTAGGCTGGGCCGGCCGGGTTGTCAAGCGTGAGCCGGTGGAAACCTGTGACCTGTCAGCTACCCCCCTAACCTCCCGATTAT